TCGACGTACCCGCCGACGCTGGTCAGCGCCGAGGCATCGAACTGAGCGTTCTCGCTGACGTAGACGGACCCGCCGACGCTGGTCAGCGCCGAGGCATCGGCGCCCTTCTTGAGGATCAGATCGCCAGTATGCTTGCCCTTGTAGATCATCAATTTTCTCCTGCTGGATTAGAAATGGAGGTCATGCCGCGATGCTCGTCGGCGAGAGGCGCACGACGTCGGTCAGCGTGACCGGCACGAGGCGGTAATGCGTGATGCAGTCGTTCCGAGACTGGTCCGTCCAGGTCAGCATCGGTCCGGTGCGACGACGCCACCAATTGCGCGGGCCACCAGTCCGCCAGAAGCCGGCGAAGCAGGGCTTGTTCTCAATCAGCCCGCTGCGGAACTTGAGGTTGACCAGCGTCTCATAGGGCAAAGGACAATCGCCGCCGTCGTGCTCGATCCAATCGGAGAGCGCGGGGTCAGCAGCGGTGATGTTCATGTGAACCGACATTCCATCCTCCGTGCGGCCCTCGGTCCGGGGGGCGGTGGACCGAGGGCCTGGGGCGCCGGAGACAGAGCGGGGGGAAATGCTCCGGCGGTGGAGTGTTGATACATCACGTATCGGCTATGTCAATACATCTTGTATCGACTAATATGCAATCGTTCCACCTACGGATTTCGTCCGTGGGAGAACGGTGATGACGAAGGTTTTAGCTCTGCTGCTCGCGATAGCCGCAGCGGCCCCAGCGCTGGCACAGTCCAGCACTCACGTTCAGGGCTATATGCGCAGCGACGGCACATATGTTCAGCCGCATTATCGGAGCACGCCCGATAGCTCGCGCTACAACAACTATTCTGCGCAGGGCAATTACAACCCCTACACCGGCCAGACAGGCACCCGGGATCCGAACCGATCAACGAATAGCCTGACGGGATCGACCAGGCCGAGCTGGGACCGGTCGCGCGGTTACTGAACAGCGATGACGATGGTGATGTACACTGCTGCCGCAATCGTGGCGGGAGTGATGGCTGCGCTTTGCCTGATCACCGGCGGTCGGATGCTCTTCGCACCGAGATGGCGTGGCGGGGCGCTATTAACGCTCTGGGCCTTGATATCGATCGGGATATGCGCGGACATGATCAACCGCGCTGGGTGGTGACTTATCGCCGAAAATGAAATTGGTAAGCCCTGAGCACAACAGCCACTACGCGATATTCATCATCGGTGATCTGGTCCGGGTCGGGCTTGCCGATCTCGATTACCGCCTGAAACTCCGGTCTGGTACTCTCGCATAGCAGTTGCCAGATCCCCTCCGAAGTCAAATGCAGCCGCTTGCAAGTGGTTTCGATAAGATCGTGGCGCTTGCGTTCAACGATCACAAGATCGCCGGGCTGCGGCGTATAGACACCGAAAAGAATGCGCAGGCACTCCAGCGTCGAGCCCGGCTGAATGGTCTTGTCCATCGACAGCCCTTGCATGACCAGCCCAAAGCGTTCGCCCGGAATCGGTGATGCCGGAACTTCAATCGTATATTGATCCTCTAACGGCCACTCGGCCTGTTCACGCCACATGCCCGCCTCGACCGCGCCGATCACGGTGATCTCGCCCTGCTCGCTTGTGACCGGCGCTTGCCCGGTAACCTTGTCGAGCGCGAGGAGGTAGCCGGGATTAACCTTGAACGCGCGACCGTAGCGCTTGGCCGTTTCTATATCGAATGGGCGCGTGCCGTTTTCATGGTGACGATAGGCGGATTCAGTCCAGCCAAAGGCGCGAGCTGCCGCCGAAGCTGACGAATAGCCGGCCTTGAGGCGGGCTTCTCTGAGACGGTCGGCCTGATTCGACATCGAGACAGGACTAAAGCCCGGTCCGATACGAGAGGTATTGACGTTGTCGATACGTGCTGTATCAGTTTGCGGCATGTCAAAGCTCGCGCACATCTTCGAGCCATGGGACGGCAACGCCGAGACCATGGCCGCTGACCTCGGCATGCCAGGGGTCACCGTCCGCCAATGGCGCAATCGCGAAAGCATTCCGCCGAAATATTGGCAGCTCATAATCGATAAGGCGCTGGCTCGCGGTCACGCGCTGTCTTGGCAGCAGTTTATCGTTGAAGAAGTGCCCACCGCCACCGAGCGCGCCGCATGAACGTGCCGATGATCCTGCCCCGGGTCTTGGGTGACGATGATCCGCTGCTGCGCGAGGTCTCCGTTCCGGTCGAAGAGTTCGGTGAGGATCTCGCCGGCCTTGCCGCGACGATGACTATGACGATGCGGCAGTGGCGCGGCCTCGGCCTGTCGGCGGTCCAGATCGGAACGCCGCTGCGCCTGATCGTCGTCGAGGTCGAGGGCGAGCTGATCGCCATGGCCAATCCGGTCATCGTCCGCTCGCTGGATCGCGAGGCGGTAATGCGTGAAGGCTGCCTGTCGGTACCGCCGCAACGGCATCGCCCGGTCTGGCGGCCGGCGAAGTGCGATGTCGAATGGAAAAACGTGATGGGCGCGCCGCAATCGCGCTCCTTCGCCGGCCTGATCGCGCGCGTCGTTCAGCATGAGATCGACCATCTCGACGGCGTCCTGATCACCGACAAGGCGTGGGCAGCCAACTCATGAGCGCGCTGTTCAGCCTCACACCGACGCAACAGCTCGCGATGGACGTAATCCGTGCCGCCCCTGCCCCGATCACGCGGTTTGGGCTGTCGAAGGCGATGGGGCGCGACAAGGGTTTCGGCTATCGCATGGCCGAGCGGCTGGCGGAGCGCGGCCATGTCCGCCTGACCGATCGCGGCATCGTCGCGGTCGCGCTTCGCGCCGTTCCAGGCTTTGCAGATCATTCCCCCCCCCCAACGGTTCGCAAGGTCCGACAGCCTATCGCGGGCGGTACCCGGATCGCTCGGTTCCGACGTGTGCGGAATGGTTCGACTACGTTTCTCATGTTGGGGAGCTCTAAGTCATGAGCGCCCCGACAATCCACGGTTCCTATAGGTCCGTTTCCGGTTCCAAACTGCTTTCGACGCTCGGCGAGTCCTTGCAGGCCATCAAGGAGGAAGACGGCCTGACCGATGAGGATCTCGGCGCCGAGCTCGGCAAGAGCGACGACCAGGCCGCCGCTTACCGTAAAGCCAATGCTGAGATGTCGGCGACGACATTGCTCCGCGCCTGCAAGCGCTGGAATGGTCGCTTTGCCAATGCCGCCTTTGCGCTGATCGGGTTGAAGGTCGTGCCGCTCGATGGCGCTGTCGTGTCCGATCGCCGCGCTCTGACGATCGTCGCGCGCTCTCAGGCCGCGATCGCCGAGAACCTCGAGGACGAGGTCATGACCGACGAGGAGCTCGTCGAGGACCGCGCCGCGATCGAGGCCGCCGGCGCGATGTACGACGGGTGGCGCCAGCGCCTCGCAATTATCGATGGGAGGACGGCATGAGCTTTCGGTCCGGCGACGGCGAGACCGTCTTTGCTCGCGCTCCCGACAATCTCCGGCGGTTTGCTGCTCCCAAGCCGCGGCGCGCCGGCGTTGTTCTGCCGGCTGATCATGCCGCGCTCCGCGAGCCCCGCACCATCTTCCCGAGCACCGTCATGGCCGTCGGCGATCCGCGCCTGAAGCGGATCCTGAAGAGCGGTGTCAACAGCCCCAAGATCGGCAACCGGGTGCAGCGTGGACCATGGGAAGGATTCCCCATTTTCACGCTCACGCTCGAAGAGCGGAAGACCTGTCCCGCAACCTGTGCGGTCATCGACGCCTGCTATGGCAACGGCATGCATTATGCCCAGCGCATCGTGCATGACCGGGCCTTCGAGGAAGCCCTTTGGGAAGAGCTGGCGCTATTGCAGCAGCTCCATCCCGGCGGCTTCGTCGTTCGCCTCCATGTCCTCGGCGACTTCTACTCCACCGACTATGTCGAGCTGTGGGCCGAAGCGCTGGAAAGCTATCCCGCGCTCAACGTGTTCGGTTACACGGCGCGCGATCCGCATGATGATCCCATCGGCTCGGCCCTCGCCGAGATCCTGGGCTATCGCGGCGACCGGTTCCGGATGCGCTTCAGCGGATGGGGGGGGGCAACCGACGGCAGCGTCGTCGTCGATGCCGTCGGGGACACCGATCATGTGATCTGCCCGGCGCAGGTCGACGCTGCGGCGTGCTGCGCGACCTGCGGTTTCTGCTTCCAGAGCGATCGCACCATTGCGTTCCTGAGGCACTGAGCATGAAGCTCGATCCCTCCTCCTTCGCGACGGCCGAAACTCAGCCTGCACGGTCTCATTGCCAAAACCGGGATAATTGCGCGGCGGCCAAGCCGACGACGCATTGCCGCCGCTGCTCGATCATGAAGATAGCGGCCGATCCGGTGCTAGAAGAGCGTCGGCTGGCAGCGATCCGCGCGAACTTCGACGATCCAGCCTATCGAGCCGCCCATATCGCGCGCGTCCGTGAGGTGAACCAGCGCCCGGAAGTCCGCGCGAGCCGCGTCGAGCACGGCAAGTTCATCTATGCGACGGTGCTCAGCCGGCCGGATGTCTTGGCGAAGAACCGATCGCCGGAAGTCCGCGCCAAGGCTGGGCGCGCAACGTCCGAGACAATGTTGTCCTGGTGCCCGCCCGAGCGGCGCGACGAATATAAATGGCTCGTCCGCTGGAAGCATATCCCGGCGGTGGAAGCGCGCCGCATCATCGAGGCCGATCTCGGCATCGAGTCCGCTGAGGATGAAGCTCGGCGGATCATCGACCAGGTCACCCGCGACATGCAGGCGAAGCAGGAACGCGAGAAAGCGCAGGCTTACTGATGGGCGCCTCCGGCTCAGCTTTCGCGCGGGCGCAGACCGATGATCCGGTCAACCGCCATCCCGAGGATTTCTATCCCACCCATCCCGGCGCGACCCGGGCGTTGCTGTCGGTCGAGCAATTCGAAGGGCCGATCTGGGAGCCGGCATGCGGCGAGGGCGATATGTCCCGCGTGCTCGAGGCTTCTGGTCACACCGTCATCAGCACCGACCTGATCGACCGAGGTTATGGTGAAGGCGGCCGTGACTTCCTGATGGAGTGGTCGCCGATCGCACCCAACATCGTGACCAATCCTCCGTTCCGCTGGGCGGTCGAGTTTACCGACCGCGCGCTTCAGCTCACCACAGGCAAGGTCGCGCTCTTCCTGCGCCTTGCCTTTCTCGAAGGCGTCGAACGCGGGAAATGGTTTCCGAACACCCCGCTCGCTCGCGTGTGGATCATGTCGCGGCGCGTACCGATGCAGCGCGGCAAGCTCCAGGAGGCGGGCGACGGTCACGGCGTTATCGCCTTCGCCTGGTTCGTCTGGGACCACAGTCACGTAGGCCCGTGGACTGGCGGATTCCTTGATTGGAAGGCCGCCTGATGTCTGTCGGGGGCTCCGTCCAGCTTCGCATCTACCGGCAGAGCCGCCGCCTCATGTCGATGACGGATGCGGCGCGCGTGGCCGGCATCTCCGTCGCCGAAGCCCAGCTTCACGACGAGGCCGATGCGATTGATCCGCCGCCTCCCGAGGCTTTCGAGCCGATCTCCAAGGTCATCTGCCCACCCATCTCCACACCCATTGCCCCGCTGTCGGGGATCGACAGCACGACGACGAAGGAGCCTGACATGGCGAAACCGAAGAAGAGCGACGCCAGCGGCGACGCGAAGAAGCCCGACTTTACCCGCGCGATCGAGGTCATGCGTGGCGACATTGCCCCGGCGATCGAAGACGGCGCCAAGACCCGCGGCGATCTCAGCGCCGCATGGAAGGTCATCGAGAAGGATTGCCACTGCAACAAGGCGGCAGCGAAGTCGGTCAACGCCATGCTCGGCATGACCACCGAGAAGCGTGACGACTATCTGCGCTCGCTCTACGGCCTGATGAAGGAAGCCGGCATCGGCATCTCGCCCGACATGGTCGACGCGATGGGCGATGGCGAAGCGCCGAAGATGCCGGTGGCGGAAAAGAAGCCGCTGTCCCTGCACACGGTCAACTGATGAGGGTTCTGGCCCTCGATCTGTCCATGAGCGCCACGGGCTGGGCGCTCTTCGCTGATGGCGAGGAGCGTCCGACCGTGGGCGTCTGGGAAGAGTTGGCGTCCAGCGCCGAATACAGGGCGCGCGCCTATCTGCGTCTCCAACAGAATATCGTCGATCTCCATCGGCTCGGCGCGATCGACCATATCTGCTGGGAAAAGCCGCTCGATTATTCGGCGATCGAAAAGATGGACCGGCACAACAAGCCGGAGGTGCCGATCGTGCTGCACGGCCTGGCCGAGCATTGCCTGAGCCTCTCCGAGGCGCTGTGCATCGCGCGCAGCAATGTCCCGGCAGGCACCTGGCGCCGCCATTTCCTCGGCGCGATGCCGCGGACCGACGAGGTCCGTGATCTCAAGCTCATGGCGATCAAGCGCGCCGAAGCGCTCGGTCTCACCGTGCCGCGCACGCGCACCGGCGCCAAATCCCACGACGCCGCCGAAGCCTTCGGCATCCTCGATTACAAGCTCAACGCCCTGCGCATCATGCCGCCGTGGCACCGCGAGCTCGTCCTTACAGGAGCCTCCTGATGTACCGCGGACCCAAGCGCCATTTCGGTTCGAAGCAGCCGTCGGTGGCCAACGCTATCGCGTCGATGAAGACGATGCTCGTCACCGCCAAGTCGATCGAAACCATGACGGTCGAGGACCTGATGCGGCGATTCCGCGTCGATCGGAAGACGGCCGAGTATGAGCTGACCATCGCAAAGCAGCGTCGCGCCGGCTGATCGATGCAGGATTTTCTCGCCATCCCCGAAGCGCTGGACGATGAGCCCTGGTTCATCGAAGCGAAGGATGCTGACCCGCGCGACGAGTTCGCGCGCCAGGTCGCGTTCCTGTCGATGATGGCGACGATCGCGCCTGCCGTCGACTGCCTCGCTATTCCCAACGCCGGCAAGGGCAGCGACTGGGAGCGGCTCCGCCGCTGGCGCGAAGGTGCTCGGGCCGGTGCGCTCGATCTGCAGATGACATGGAAGCCCAGCGCGACCACCCGCGGCATCTTCTTCGCCGAGTTCAAGGACGGCGAGAAGCCGCCGACCAAAGGTCAGCGGGACCGGCTCAACCTCTATTATCGGCAGGGCCATAGCTGCGGCGTCTATCGCCGGCCGGAGACGCTGATCGCCCATCTCCGCGATGCCGGAGCTCCGTTCATCGATCGATGGGGGCGCCTGTGAGCTGGTCACCTCAGCAGGACCGCGCCATTGCCGAAGTGAAGGCGTGGCTGGCCGATCCGCACGGAAAGCAGGTCTTCCGCCTGTTCGGCTATGCCGGCACTGGCAAGACCACTCTCGCCAAGGAATTGGCGGAATCGGCTATCGGGCTAGTCCTTTATGCGACCTTCACCGGCAAGGCCTCGCTCGTCCTTCGAAAGAAGGGTTGCGATGGGGCGTCGACCATCCATTCTCTGATCTATGCCGTTGAGGTCGATGAAGCGACCGGCGAGGCTCGCTTCACCCTCAACCAAGCCAGCGATCTTGCGGACGCTGCGCTGCTGATCATCGATGAGGTCTCGATGGTCGGCGAAGATCTCGCCAAGGATCTGCTCAGCTTCGGCGTCAAGATCCTCGTGCTCGGCGATCCCGCCCAGCTTCCGCCGGTGAAAGACGAGGGCTTCTTCATCAACGCCGCGCCCGACGTCATGCTGACCGAGGTCCATCGGCAGGCGCAGGACAATCCGATCATCCGCCTCAGCATGGAAATCCGTGAAGGCGGGCGTCTCCGCCGCGGTGAATATGGCGAGAGCCTGGTCATCGGGCGTGGCGATGTCAGCCAGGAGCGGATGCGCGAGCTCGTTCTGGGCTCGGATCAACTCCTCTGCGGCCTCAATCGCACCCGCACGACCTTCAACCGGCGTATCCGCGCGTTGAAGGGGTTGAGCGGCTCAGCCTCGCCCGCGCACCCGGTCGTCGGCGATCGCCTTATATGCCTGCGCAACAACCGGAAGAAGCACCTCTTCAACGGCGGCCTGTGGGAAGTGCAGAAGGTCGGCGACAAGTTCGGCCGTATCGACATGAACGTCCTGTCGTTGGACGAGGAGCGCGACCCTGTCGGCATCGAGGTCTTCGAGGAGTTTTTCGACGGCCGGGAAGCATCGCTCGAATGGCGCGTGCGCCGCGACAGCGACGAGTTCACCTTCGGCTGGGCTATCACCTGCCACAAGAGCCAGGGCTCGCAATGGGATAGTGTGATCGTCTTCGATGAATCCGGCTCGTTCCGCGATTCGCGCGCCAACTGGCTCTACACCGCGGTCACTCGCGCTGCCGAGCGCGTCACGGTGGTCGTCTGATGGGCGCCGAACAGGACTTCGCCGATCTCTGCCGCGACGGCATGGAGGCGCTATCGCAAGTGCCTCAGGAGGAAATCGACGCGATCGAGGAGCTGCGCGCGCTTGTCCAATATATCGACGCCCTGGACGGCTCGGATCGCCATGACGCTCTGATAGAGTTCAGCCGCTCTGATTGGCTCGGGCACGGCATCCTCATGCTGCTTGAGGATGAGATCGGCCGCATATCCCGGGAAGCATGGAAGGCCTTAACGCGCCTCCTCAACCGGCCGACGCTCGCGAAGCGCTGGAACGATGCTCGCTATGCGCTGGGTCGACCATCAATCGCCCGCCTGACTGGCGTTGCGGCTCATCCCGCCAGCGGTTTTGCCACCGCGCCCTTCCGGACGATGCTCAGCGACAGCGGCGAGACCGTCATAGGGGGAGCGGTCGGATATTATCGCGCCTTCGATTATGAGAGCGTCCGGAACTGGCACCATATCGATATCGAGGCGGTTATCCTCTGGGATCCGCGGCGCAACACCGTCGAGGCCGACGAGCATATCATCCTGCCGGCCTATTATGACGAGCTGGTCGTCTATTCCGATCCCCGGGCCTTCTTCACGGCATGGGCAACCGCGCGCTGCGACCTGCTCGAGCGGCGTAAGCGCATGCCGGACCTCGTCCGGGAAAGCCCCGACAATGAGCTGCCGGGCGCGCTCGTCATCGGTGATCTCGCGGCCATCAACTGGGCTGGGCTCGGTGCATCAAAGCTGAAGGCTGGGCCTGGCACCGATCGCGCGGCCCTGTCCCGCGCGGTGCTGCGTTCGGCCCGTCTTCCTGTCGTCGAGGGGGTATAGTTGCGCGTGAACGAGCCTCCTGAGTTTGACCCCAACATTGATCCCTTCGCTGATATCCCGGTGGCGACCAACGTCGTGCCGATCCGCGACGAGGTGCCCAGTCATCTCGATGAGGGGATCGAAGCGATTTATGGCGCGCCGGGGACGCCGGGCATGTCCGATGCGGCGCCCAAGCCACCTCTTCCCCTCCAATATTTCGAGGACATCCAGGAGCAGCTCACCGGCCTCTGGCTGGTGAAGAGGCTCCTCCCCACAACCGGCATCGCCGTCCTCTATGGCCATCCTGGCAGCGGCAAGACCTTCCTCGCCTTTGACTGGGGCATGCACGTCGCGCTGGGCTGGGACTGGCACGGGCATAAGGTCAAGCAGGGCCTGGTCGTCATCATCGCCGCTGAGGGCGTGTCAGGGCTGCGCAACCGCATCTCCGCCTTCCGCCGGCACCATAATGTCAAGAAGGCGCCTGTCGCGCTCATCCCGGTCGGTGTCGATCTGCAGGCACCCGATGCGGACACCGACCGCGTCATCGATGCGATCCGCGAGGCCGAAAAGCACTTCGAGCAGTCGGCTGCGCTGATCATCATCGACACGCTCTCGAAGACCTTCGGCGCCGGCAAGGAGAACACCGACGACATGGTCACCTACATCTCGAACTGCCAGCGCATCGCTAATCAGTTCGAGTGCCTGACCATGCCCGTGCATCACCGGCCGAAGGATGCCGAGAGCGAAGAGCCGCGCGGACATAGCAGCCTCAAGGGCGGTGCCGAGACGGTCCTCCTCGTCGAATCCGGGGAGATCAAGAAGGTCCGCGTGACCAAGCAGAAGGACGGTGAAGATGGTCTAGAAATGCTTTTCCGTCTCAAGGTCGTTGGCCTGGGCGAGGATGAAGACGGTGAGCCTGTTACGTCGTGCGTCGTCGAGCAATCTGACGTGGCCTACGCGCCCGCCAGCGACACGCCGGCCGCAAAGGCGATGCGCCTGCCTGATGGTGCCAAGCTCGCTCTTCATCATCTCGACAACACCACAGAGCGCGTTGGAATGATACCTCCGCCGGATATTCCCGACGACGAAATCAACCGTTTGAAGGTCGGAAAAGTGGTCCGGATCGACGATTGGCGCGAAAAGTGCGCGTCGGCCTCCGGACATGCGCCGGACACTAAGCCGGACACACTTTCCAAAGCCTTTCGCCGCAACCTCGAAAAGCTTCAAAGCCTTGGAATTGTTAAGGTTTGGAAAGATTACGCATGGAGGACATGGGAAAGCCGGACACATGCCGGACATTACTCGGACACGGAATTATTCAGGGACCGGACATCCGGACATTCCGGGGCCCCCACTACGTGGGCCCCGGGAGATGTCCGGGATGATGTCCGGCCCAGTCCCACCGGCGATTTGTCCGGTCCGGCGTCCGATGATGATTATGTTCCTCTCGATTGGAATGATCGGTGATGGCTCGGAAAGGTCTCCCCGCTTCGGCCTATGCCTTCGCCGCGATTCCGGCGGTTGGTCTGGCGCTCGTCATCAACGGGCAGCGCTATGACCTGACCGGCCATCGACCGCACATTCGCCAGGACGGAGCAGAGACGACCCTGCTCGAATGGCGAGCACTGTGCCGAGCATGTGGCGAAACATTCACCTGTTGCAGCCCGTCCAACTCGTTCCCGCAGGTCCGAAATTGCGAGCCGCACCGGTTGAGGTCTTTCGCTCAGCGGAAGGCGAAAGCGACGTCGAACGGAAATGAACGCTCCGGAGCAGACCGATGAGCTCGCTCCGTTCACCCCTCGCCAAGCATGCCGGCGCTATGCGCGACCCTGATCCGGCGAAGGCCCGCGAAGCTGCGCGGCAGGCTTGGCACGATCACGGCATCGTCCTGATCAACCGGGACTGGCTCGGGCCGTGGGACTGGAAGCAGGCCGAGATTCTGGCCGAGAAGCTACATGGACGGAGGAAGGTGGAATGATCTACGAGCCATTTCATTTCGGCGAAGACCCCCGCCGGATCAGCGACCGGCTACCGCTCAAGATTCGCCTGCGAAACTGGCTGATCTGCAAACTGGCGGGGAATCGCGCCATCGTGTTGAATGTTTCGGTCGCAGGCGTAATCGCCGTGCACCGCGGCGATGAAGTCCTGATGTGCGACGTCAACATCGACGGGCTCGGAGCCCGGTTCGGCGTTATGGTGGACAATTATGGGAAAGACGGCGCGCCGTATGCGGCGCGGCGCGAGATCGATCTTGCATGGTCCTCCGGTCGTCTCGCCGAAATTATGGCTCGGCGGGGAGGTTTGCCCAATGGCTAGACCTGGTCGGAAGCGGAAATCGGGCACGCGCTATGCCAGCGGTGATCTCGTCCGCACGCCTCGCATCGATCGCGGCACGCCCGAGCTGCAGCTTCAGCGCGCCAAGCGGATGGGCAGGGTCGACGATGAGATCGCGCGACTCTGGTCCGTCGGCCGTGTCGACGAAGCCGCAGCGGCGATCGCGAACGACACCCAGCAGGGCATCGATGCGGTCGGTCGAGCATGGGTTGCTGGTCTGCTCATCGCCGAGACAGCCACGCCGGAAGCCATGCGCGATGCTGGCCGCGTCTTCGGCGGCCTCTACTGGCGGCACTATGCGGCGCTCAATCCCGGCGGTGGCCTGTTCGGCGAGCGGGTCAGTCGCGGCTCGGTCGCATCGTTGCGCGCCGAGATGGACTGGGACACGCCGGATCCGCTCGAGGATGCCCTCAACAAACGGATGGCAGCGATTGAGCTTTGCGGGCGCGATGTGACGCGCGCTGTCCGCGACCTCTGCCTCGGCGAGCATCTCAACGGCGGTCCTACCTGGCTCGATCGGCTGATCATCGCGCGCCGTGACGATAGCCTCGTCGACACCTCGGACTGGGCGATGATGCGGTGGGCGTGCGTCGGGTTGGCGGCCATCGTGTAGCCTCCCCTTGCGCGATTCCCGCGTTTGTGAGATTTTCGGTAAATCGAGAGTGGGCGTGGTGCGAGATATGCACCGCCCGCTCTTTTCGTTTCAGCTTCACCGAGACCAACGACGGGCAGACCCGGGACCGACCTCAGGCGGCGGTCCTAGCCCTGCGTTCGCTCCCGATTAGGGTAACACCGCGCCCGTCCGTTGCGCACCGACCTGGACGTTGTCGGTGCGGTTCATTGGAAGCGGTTAAGCGATCGAACGCCTGAACATTTCCAGGAGAATGCCATGGCCAGCGAAATCACGGTCCTCGAGCTTGAGGCACCGCGGCAGTCGAACGCGCCTTGTCGCAAGATGCCGCCTGTCGCGGTCCAGGTGCTCGATGCTGCTGGCGCGGCGTCGGCAGCCTTCGCGGGTAAGACAACGCTGATCTCGGTCTACAGCACGGTCGCGACCAACATCGACATCCGCGCCACCCCGGCGACGGGCAACAAGTTTCCGCTCCCGGCCGGCGTCTGGCACGACTTCGACGTCCAGGCCGGGCATAAGATCCGATCGTTCTGATGCCCGTCCTCGCGAACGCCCGATATGAACGGTTCGCGCAGGAGTTGGCGAAGGGGCTCGACAAAAACGCGGCCTATGCCGTGGCAGGGTTCAAGCCGAATAACAGCAACTGCTGCCGCTGCGCTGCCCGACCCGAAATAGTGGCGCGGGTTGAGGAGCTGCTCGGCAAAGCTGCCGAGAAGGCGGTGATCACCAAGGCTCGCGTGCTCGACGAGCTTGCGAAGATCGGCTTCTCCGATCCGCGCAAGCTGTTCGACGCAGCGGGCAATCTGATCCCCATCCATCTGCTCGACGCCGACGCTGCAGCATGCCTCGCCGCGTTCGAGGTGCGCACGCTGAAGACCGAGGGCCATGCCGAGGCAGCCGTGGAGCAAGTCGCCAAGATTAAGACCTGGGACAAGCGCGGCGCCCTCGTCGATATCGCCAAGATTATGGGCTTCTACGTCGAGAAGCATGAGCATACCGGGGCCGATGGTGGACCCATCGCGATCGCCGACATGTCCGACCAGGAGAAGGCGCGGCGAATCGCCTTCGCTCTCATGCGGGGCATGCAAGCGGCGCCGACCGTCCAGTAATCCCGCGCGCTGCGGGCCTGACAGCGCACCTCCACCAAGCATCAAGCACTAAGCGAAGGAGTTACCGATCATGGCGCGTGAAATCCGCACCTCCCTCCACGGCCGCAAGCTGGGCCTCGGCCCCGACGGCGAGCTGATCCAGAACTTCGAGAACGGCGAAAAGGGCTTCCTCGGCCTGCGCGCCTACAAGAAGATCACCTCGGCCCAGATCCTCGCGCTGAACGCGACGGCCATCTCGGTGATTGCCGCACCCGGCGCTGGTCTGGCGATCATCCCGATCCGCATGGCCCTCTACAAGCCGGCCGGCACCGCCTATGCCGGTGTGGCCGCGGGTGAAGACCTGGTGTTGAAGTACACCAATTCGTCGGGCGCGCAGTGCTCCGGTGTCGTCGAGACCACCGGTTTCCTCGACCAGACGACCGCGCAGACCCGCATGGTGGGGATGCCCGGATCGACCGGCACCACCGCCGGCGACTATGCGCCCGTCGCCAATGCCGCGGTGATGATCCACCTGCTTTCCGGCGAGATCATCACCGGCGATACCGACCTGCATCTCAAGGTCTGGTACGACATCATCAGCACCGTCTTCACGAGCTGATATGTCGCTCCTGGACGGCGTCCTCGAAAAGCTGGCGGCTTTACCACCGGAAGCGAAAGAGGAAGTCGTCCAGATGGCGCTGGATGCGACCGCCCACATGCGTTTCGTGCCGCTACCGGGCCCGCAGACCGACGCCTATCTCTCGTCCGCCGACATCCTGCTCTATGGGGGTCAGGCGGGCGGGGGAAAATCCTATCTGCTGATGGGGCTCGCATCGCAGGAGCATCGCTCGTCGATCATCTTCCGCCGCGAATCTTCCCAGACCGATGGGCTCGAAAAGGCCGGTAAGGAGATCATCGGCGACAGCGCCCGCTTCAACGGGACTGATCTCGAATGGTCCTGGTCGGATGGTCGCGGGCTGAAGCTCGCCGGCATGAAAGAGCCAGGCGATTGGAACAAGCACGCCGGCCGCGAGCGCGATCTGTTCGGGTTCGACGAAGCGGGCGAGTTCCTGCTGGTCCAGGTGTCGTCGCTGATCGCATGGCTCCGCGCTGAGGAGGGCCAGCGGTGCCGCGTGGTGCTGGCATCGAACCCGCCGCGCTCCGCCGACGGCTATTGGATGACCGAATGGTTCGCGCCATGGCTCGACCCCAACCATCCGAAAAAGGCCGAGCCGGGCGAGCTGCGCTGGGCGGTGCTAGTTGAGGGCATGCCCGTCTGGGTCGATGGCCCCGAGCCAATCGATGTTCGCGGCGAAGGTGAACTGGAAGACCCGATGTCTTTCACCTTCATCCCCGCCGCGCTCGCCGATAACCCCTATCGCAACACCCCGAAATATCGCGCGCGCCTCAACTCGCTGCCAGAGCCGCTCCGATCTCAGCTCCTGCGCGGCGACTTCTCGGCCGGTAAGATCGATAGCGTTGATCAGGCTATTCCGAGCGAATGGGTGAAGGCCGCGCAACGTCGATGGGAACCGCGTCCGCCTGTTGGCGTGCCGCAGTGCGCGATCGGTGTCGATGTGGCGCAGGGTGGCGCCGACAACAGCGTGCTCGCCCCCCGTCACGATGGCTGGTTCGCTCCGCTCGAAGTGATTCCCGGTGCTGAAACGCCAGGCGGCCCGGATGTCGCGGCGAAGGTCATCGCAAAGCGCCGCGACCGCTCGAAGATCATTGTCGATCTCGGCGGTGGCTGGGGCGGCGATGCCCTCGCCCATCTCGTCGCCAATGATGTCGATGCGATCGGTTACATGGGCGTGAAGACGACCATGAAGAGGACGGAGGATAATCAGCTCCAATTCTACAACGTCCGCACCGAGGCATATTGGCGCTTCCGCGAGGCGCTGAACCCCAATCAGAAGGGCGGATCTCCGATCGCGCTGCCGCTCGCCGATAAGGAGCTCGAGGCCGATCTGACGGCGCCCACGTTCCAGACCGTCCGCATGAAGCGCGGCATGGGGATCAAGCTCGAATCGAAAGAGGCCTTGGTGAAGCGCATCGGTCGCTCGCCGGACCGCGGCGACGCCGTCGTCATGTCGTGGTGGGCCGGGCCCAAAGCCGCGACCGATCTGAAACAGTGGGAAGAACAGGGAAACATGCGCCGCGGCGGGACCGGGGGGCGCGTCCCCAAGGTCGTCATGGGCCGTACGAGCAAGCGGAGGCGGTAATGGCGAAGAAGATATTGAAGATCGGCGGCGGCCTTGTCGGCCTCGCCACCGGTGGTCTGCCTGGCGCGCTGATCGGTGGTCTCGCCGGTTACGGTGCCAGCAAGATGCTGAAAAAGAAGCACGAGCCGACCGGCCTTGGTGAGCCGCTGCCCATCGGCGCGATCAACCCCGATGGGTCGGCGATCCCCATGGACAGGAAGCGCCGCCGCCTGACGCCGGCACCGAACACCATCCTCAACAACTCGGCTCCGGCCGGCACCACGCTGGGCGGCTGATATGGCGAAGAAGATCCTGAGCGCCCCATTGAAGCTGCTCGGCATCGGCAAGAAGAAGGCGGGCGTCGAAGTTGCACCACCTGTCATGCCGGTCGCCGATGATGAAGCGATCCGTCGCGCGAAACGCCGCTCGATCGCCAAGCAGCTCGGCCGCGGCGGCAGGTCGAGCACGCTCCTTACCGATTCGGACAGCTTGGGGGGCTGATATGTCCAAGAAGATCCTGAAAGTCGGCACCTTTGGTCTGATCGGCGGCAAAAAGAAGAAGGATACCTCAGCCGCTGATGCAGAGGCTGCGTCCAAGAACCTGCCCACTCCGATCATCTCGGCGCTTTCGCCGGAAGAGACCCGCCGCCGCAAATTGCTGCGCGGGAAGGCGCCGGTTGGCGCTGGCAACACCATCCTCGGCAGCAATTCGAACCTCTCTGGGACGCTCGGCGGATGATGGACGCAAAAGCCCTGGTCGAGCGCGGTGATCAGCTCTTCGCCAAGCGCGGGACGCTGCTCAGCCTGTGGCAGGAGATCGCTGACCAGTGCTATCCCGAGCGCGCCGACTTCACAGTCGTCCGCACGCTTGGCGATGAGTTCGCCGATCATCTGTCGACCAGCTATCCGATCATGTTGCGCCGAGATCTCGGCAACAGCTTCTCGTCGATGCTCCGCTCCACGGCGGTGCCGTGGTTCGCGATGCGCGCGAGCCGTGAGGAGTTCGAGGATCAGCCGGCGCTGGAATGGTTGGAGCAGGCGACGGGCACCATGCGCCGCGCGATGTACGATCGGCGCTCGCTGTTCACCCGGGCGACGAAGGAAGGCGATCACGATTTCGCCGCGTTCGGCCAGACGGTGCTGTCGGTCGACACCAATCGCAACGCCGATGGCCTGCTCTTCCGCTGCTGGCACCTGCGCGACTGCGCCTGGTCCGAAAGCGAGGAGGGTATGGTCGACACGCTGCATCGGAAGTGGAAGCCGACCGCGGCGATGCTGGTGAAGCTGTTCCCCAACGTGCATGAGAAGGTCCGCGAGAAGCTGGCTGGCTCGCGCGCCAACCCCTATTTCGAGTTCAACGTCCGCCACGTCGTGATGCCGTCCGAGGACTATGGCGATGAGCGGTGGCTGCGCCGGAACCGCGCCGGCCAACTTGTTACGCCGTTCATCTCGATCTTCATCGACGTCGACAACCAGCACATCATGGAAGCGATGGGCCAGACCCGGTTCAAATATGTCGTGCCGCGCTGGCAGACCGTGTCCGGCTCGCAATATGCCTTCTCCCCGGCGACCATAGCGGCGCTTCCCGACATGCGACTGATCCAGGACATGACGCGGGTTCTGCTCGAAGCTGGCGAGAAGGCGACCAACCCGCCGATGGTGGCCGTGATGGAGGCGATCCGGGGCGACATCTCCATCCAGGCGGGCGGCGTGACATGGGTCGATTCGGAATATGACGAGCGCCTCGGCGAGGTGCTTCGCCCCCTGACGCAGGACAAGAGCGGCATCCCGATCGGCATCGACATGCGCGGCGACATCATGGCGATGCTCAAGGAGGCTTTCTTCCTCAACATCCTGACGCTGCCACAGAATGGGCCGGAGATGACGGCCTATGAGGTTGGGCAGCGTATTCAGGAATATATCCGCCAGGCCTCGCCGATCTTCGAGCCGATGGAAGACGAATATAACGGCGCGCTCTGCGAGACGACTTTTGGGGTGATGCTCGACCATGGCGCGTTCGGCCGTGCCGACCAGATGCCGAAATCGCTGAGCAATGCTGAGGTGACATGGCGCTTCGAGAGCCCGCTGCACGAGGCGATCGAGCGGCAGAAGGGCCAGAAGTTCCAGGAGGTCAAGGCGATCCTCGCCGACACCATCACGCTCGACCCGACCATCACTGCCGATATCGATGTCCGCACCGCGTTCCGCGATGTCATCACCTCGATTGGCGCACCGGCGAAGTGGCTGCGCAGCGAGGATGAGGCGAACGAGATCCGCGACGAGGAAGAGCAGTCGGCGCAGGCGGCCGAGCTGCTCGAGCAGATGAACGCGGGGGCGACGGTCGCGAAGACCATGGGTGAGGCGCAGCAGGCTCTCGGGCCTGATGCGATGGCGGCATGACCCGGAAGCGCTCCACCATCCTCGACGGCGCAGCGGCGTCGGTCTTCGAGCGCAACCAGCGGTACGCGAAGAAGGCGGATGGCGGTTATCAGACCAGGCTGTCGCCGAAGGAGCAGGAGGAGTTCTTCGCCTGGGCCAAGGCCAACAAGGTGCCTTACGATCCGTCGCCGACCTCAGATTATGACATGGCGGGTTTCTGGAAAGGCATGAAGGACGGCAATCCCAATGCTCGGCAGGCGGTCAATGCCAATGACGGGCGCATGCACTTCTCCGATTATTGGAAGACGCCCTATCACGAGAGCTTCTCACGGGAATCGCAGTGGGCGACCGACGGCGCGCCTTCATGGAACGACAAGGATCAGCTCGTCTCCCCGGATGGCACCGTCGTCTATGACGAACGCGCCAAGGCCAAGCGTAAATGAGCGCGCCACCTCGCCCCCGCCGTTCCGCCGCTGCCGGACCGCATGTCCCTCCTGATTACGAGGCCAAGCATATCGCGTCATTCCAGGCGCTTCAGCACGGCGAGGCAACACCGCATCAGCAGCAGCTCGCGCTGGAATGGTTGATGCTCTGCGCCGGCACCTATGATCTGTCCTACCGGCCGGGCGACCCCACCGCGACAGCGTTCGCTGAAGGCAAGCGGTTCGTCGGGCTTCAGGTCCGAAAGATGCTGGTCCTCAACGCCAAAGCATTCACAAAAGAAGGATGACGACATGAAAACGAATAACTTGGCGGCGACCGTCTCGCCGCTGGCCCTGATGGGCGTGCGCATGACCCCGGCCGAACAGGCGAAGGGCCGCTATATGCGCGCGCCTGATGATCATGGTGGCGGTGGCGATACCGCTTCTGGCGGCGGCGGGTCCGATACAGTCGCGGGCGGAGGCGGTAACGATACCGTCGCCGGTGGCGGCGGTGCTGACACGACGGCCGGCGGCGGAGGCAATGACACGCTCGCGGGCGGCGGTGCCGACGATAAGGATTGGCGGGCCGAATGGGCTGGCGAAGATGCCGACGTGCTCAAGTTTCTCGGTCGCTACCAGTCACCGGCCGCCGCGATGAAAGAGTTCAAAAAGACGCATGGCGATCTGCGCTCCGGCAAGTTCATCAAGCCGATCGACGAGAACAGCACCGACGAGGAAAAGGCCGCGTGGGCGAAGGCCAATGGCGTGCCCGACAAGCCGGAAGCCTATCTCGAATCGCTGCCCGACGGTCTCGTCATCGGCGACGACGACAAGCCCGCCGTCGACACCTTCATCAAGGAAATGCACGCCGCTGGTGCACCGAAGGGCGTCGTCGATGCGGCGCTCAAGGCCTATTACGATATCGTCGATGAGCAGATGGGCGCGCAGGCGGAAGCGAATGGCGCTGCGAAGCAGGCGACCGATGATGCTCTGCGGGAGGAATGGGGTGCGGATTACCGCCGCAACCTCAATGTGTTAAAGGGTGCGCTCGACAGCATGCCCACGGGAGTTGGGGAGGCCTTGACCGGCGCGGTCGGCGGAGACGGCGTCCAGATCCTAAACAACGCCGAAGTCGTGAAGTGGTTGATGGGCATCACGCTCGAGCAGAATCCGCTCGCGACCGTTGTGCCCAATGCCGGCGCCAACCAGGCCAGCGCGATCGGCGAGGAAATTGCGAAGATCGAGGCGTTCATGCGGAGCAACCGCAAGGCCTACAACGCCGATGCCACCATGCAGGCACGATATCGCGAGCTGATCGGCGCTCGCGAGAAGCTGCCGAAGTAACAAGATTGTTGAATCGTTATCCGAGTTAGTTGTATAGCGTTGTCACTGGCCCGGCTTCGGCCCCGCCATCCAAAAGTAACAGCCCCGTTCACGGCAGGCTCCTAGACCGCCCCTCTTCGGAGGCCCGGTCATCCCAGCCCAACCAGACGGCCCTGTGAAAATCCTCATCCTCGATTTTCATGGAGGTCAGCATGGCTGACACTGCATTCCAGATTCAATATCGCCAGGAGTTCATCGCGACCTTCGAGCAGCATCAGTCGCTCGTCCGCGATTTCACCACCACCGAAGCTGTTATCAAGGGCAATCAGGCCACCTTCCTCGTCGCCGGCACCGGCGGCGCGACGGCGGTTACCCGCGGCGTCAACGGCATGATCCCGGCGCGTGCCGACGATCTGACCCAGAAGACCGCCACGCTTGCCGAATGGCACGACCTGGTCCGCAAGACTGGCTTCAACGTGTTCGCGTCGCAGGGCAACCAGCGCGAGATCATGCAGATGACCACGATGGCGGTCATCAATCGCAAGATCGACAGCGACATCATCACCACGCTGAACACCGGCACGCTCGACACGGGCGCGGCGGCAACGGCATCGCTGGCGATGGCGCTGCGCTCGAAGACGATCCTGGGCAATAACGGCGTGCCGTTCGACGGCCAGATCTGCGGCCTGATTACTCCGGCGTATGAGGCCTATCTGCTGATGACCAAGGAGTTCGCGAGCGCGGACTATGTTGGCAAGAAGCCGATGGATAATGCCGACACGGCATGGGCCGACAAGCCGGGCTATTACCGCTGGCTGGGCGTCAACTGGGTGGTTCACCCGAACCTTCCTGGCGTGGGCACGAATGCTGAGAAGTGCTTCATGTTCCACAAGTCTTCGATCGGTCACGCGGCGAACAAGGAAGGGCTTCAGTCCCCGGTCGGTTATGACGAGGAACAGGATTATTCCTGGGCTCGCGCGTCGATCGATATGGGCGCGGTCCTCCTGCAGAACTCGGGCGTGGTGGTGATGAACCACGACGGCTCCGCCTTCGCCGCTGAATAACGCTTGAGGCGCCGGGGCAACCCGGCGTCGCCTGCGCCACCTGAATATTCCCTGCTCGGAAGGATCTTCGGAAATGGCTTATGCAGTTACCAATCCCCCCGCGCTGATCGCCGATAAGGTCGGCGGCAGCGGCTCGGTCTGGCTCTACAAGTCGACCGACGACGACGCCACGACCAACGGTGCCGGCTATTACACCAACGGCGTCCCGCTCGGCATGGCAGTCGGCGACATCGTCCTCGTCATCGACACGACCACGCCGAAGGGTTCGTTCCACTTCGTCACGTCGGTCTCCGGCGACACCGCGACCACCGCGTTCGGCGCGGTCGCCTAACGAATAGACGGCATCCTCTCCCGCCGTCGTCAACTGGGGCTCGTCGAAAGACGGGCCTCTTTTTTTGGAGAAGTGAAGTGGCAAAACCCTCGACCCGCAAGGCGCCCGCTGCGCCGACGCCAAACCCAGCCCCGCCTGTCGCCCCCGAAGCGGCCCCCGCCCCG